ACTACTGCTGGAGTACCAGCTAGTGCAATGCCAACAGGTAGTGTGATTCAGGTTGTATCTCTTAACTATACAGATCAATTTTATCATACCAGTACAACAAATACTTATGTAGATATTACAGGTTTTTCACAATCTATTACTCCATCATCCTCAAGTAACAAAATACTTATTTTAGTTAATTTAGGTAGAGCAGGTACTTATAGTAATTCATTTCGTGTTGTTCGTGATTCAACATCAATAGGTATTGGTTCGTATGGAAGCGGTTGGATAGGCGGTTTCATATCTGGATATGATGGAACTACACATGGAATGAGTGCTTCAACTGCTATTTTAGATGAGCCAGCAACGACTAGCCAAATTACTTATAAATTACAAGGGGCATATTATAGTGCTTCATATCCTTTAGCAGTAAATAGAGGTGGCACAGTTGGCGGTACTCCTCCTTATCAAGGAGTTTATTATTCGAGCATGATTTTGATGGAGATTAGTGCATGAGCGATGTAGTAGGAGCAATCAATTCACTTGTACCAAACGCTAAGTTTACATTGGTTGGTGGTGATTATGAAAATGTTATATGGAATGATGATCGTACTAAGCCATCTGAAGCAGAAGTTAATGCAGAGATTTCTAGATTACAAGCAGAGTACGATGCTAAACAGTATGCTCGAAGTAGAGCATCAGAGTATCCATCAATAGGCGACCAACTTGATATGTTATATCACGATAAAGTAAACGGCACAAGCACTTGGCAGGATGCAATACAAGCAGTTAAAGACAAATATCCAAAGAGTTAAACTATGAGTGGAATAATAATACAAGGCAATACATCAGGTACAGGTACATTTACAATTACCTCGCCTAACAGCGACACCAGTCGTACACTGACGTTACCTGATGAAGCTGGCATAGCTAGGGTTGTTGGGGTTACTCCTTTACCTATATTTCATGCTTACAGAACTAGCAATTATTCAATAGGAACTTCTGATGCTATTTTAATTTACGATGCGACTAAAGTTAATCAAGGGAGTCATTATAATACCACTACAGGAAAATTTACTGCTCCTGTTAATGGAATATATGAGTTTGCTTGGGCATCGATAGCTACAGGTGCAAACGATGTTTTTAGATATTCCTTAGCAATTAATGGAACTATTGAAAGCGCAAGGGACGAGTTAAGACTAGACCTCACTGCAACTGGAAGTGAGTATGGAGCTAATGGAGAATTTTCTAGATATATTTCGCTCTCTGCAGATGACACCGTTGAAGTTCAAGTAAAAGCTGGATCAGCAACAACTGGATACGGATCACCAAGCTACGCTTATACTTATTTTAGGGGAAGGTTAATAAATTAATTATGAGTACAATCGCAGTCAATGCAATTACTGATGCTAACGGTGGTAACACTACAAGTATTAATAACACCACACCTAATGCGTACAACACAGTTGGCAAGAACTTAATTATTAATGGTGCGATGCGTATTGACCAGCGTAATTCTGGTAGCGCATTTACTATGACCGCAGATAGTCAGTATGGCATAGACCGTTTTAAATTAAGAACTTATGGCGGAACTGGTAGGTTCTCTACACAACAAAGCTCAACTGCGCCTGCAGGATTTGATACATCTGCTTTACTAACAGTAACTACAACAGAAAATAGTGGTAGTTATGGTTATGCTATTGGTCAAAGACTAGAAGGAAACACTATTGCTCACCTAAACTGGGGAACTGCTGATGCAAAAGACGTAACACTTTCCTTTTGGGTTAGGTCTAGTTTAACAGGAACATACTGCGCTTCTTTTAGAACATTTAATGGAACTTACAGTTATGTGTCAGAGTTTACTATTTCTTCTGCAAATACTTGGGAGAAAAAAACAATTACTGTTACTGGTCCAACAGTAGGAACATGGTCTAGTGACAATACTGGTGCTGTTATAATAGATTTTACGTTAGGTTCTCAAACAAGTAAAGAAACCGCAACAACAGATTCTTGGCACTCGGGTAACTATGTATCTACGTCTAATCAAGCAGATTGGATGGGAACAACTAGTAATACTTTCTACATTACCGGAGTACAACTAGAAGTTGGCTCAGTAGCTACTGAGTTTGAGCGCAGACCGTATGGCACTGAGTTGCAGTTGTGTCAGCGGTATTATTTCTCAACATACCCTGATGGAATCGCTGTCGGTTCTACAAGCCAAGAGGGGTCAGCTATGTATGGAATATGCGTTCCAAATCAAATGTTTGGTGGTATTTCGTATCCAACCACAATGCGAACTTCGCCTACTGTGACTGTATATCATCCATCAACCGGCACATCTGGTCAAATCGGGAATTACGCTGATGGGGCAACATCATACGCCGTATCAGGTACTAGAGGTTCAGAAAAAATTATGACAAATATCACTTCTTCTTCAACTATATCAGCTAATACTGGTTTGCGTGTACACATTGTTGCTACAGCGGAGCTCTAATATGTATAAATTTCAATTTCAAAACATAGGTGTAATTAGATTAGCAGACAATGCCTTTATTCCATTTGATCCAGCTAACACAGACTATCAAGAGTATCTTGAGTGGCTTGCTGAAGGAAATACTCCAGAACCGGCGGACGAATAACATTTATCCCAAATCTCCATAAATAGTTATATTATTAGCGGAGATCACCCATGATTGATATTAAAACAATGTACAGATCCACATACGTAGGCGAAGATATTACATCCACAGCCACTTACGAAAACGGTGAGTGGACATACGAAACAGACAACATTACAAACTCATTAAGCAATGATCGATCTGGTAAAATTGCAGTGGTCGTTGGCAACGGACCTTCGAGACGGGTTTGGGATAGAAAATTCGGTGGCTTAGCCAAGATTAGAAAAAACCCAAACTTGCAAATTTATGGCTGTAATGCAGGTTACAGAGATTTCAAGTATGACTACTTAGTAGTAACAGGTACAAAAATTGCCGCAGAAATTGCAACTACAAGCTACCCAGATGGCACAGTTTGTTATGCTAACATTGAAAGCATTTTAACCCACCCTGGCAAGTATCACCTAGTACCACAAAATCCACGTTGGGACGCAGGTTCAATGGCCACATATCTAGCCGCATTTGATCAACACGCAAAAGTCTATCTATTAGGCTTTGATGGTATTGACACCCCTAACTACAATATGAATTACTATGCTGGTACTAACGGTTACAACCCAACCGGTGACAGCGCCGCTAGTGATGTATTCTGGGGTAAAGCAATGGGACAAGTCTTTGCTAAGTACCCACTTGTGGATTTTGTTTGTGTTACTGAAACAGGCAAAGGTTATATGCCACTACCATATCGTGTAGCATCAAACTTACGTAGAATTAGTTACTACGATATGATAAAAGAGTGTGATTTATTTCGATAGACTCGAACGTTTTAATCTTATCTAGTATTACTTCAAAACTAAATGTTCGCCACACACCCGGATGCAGAGGCTTCGGGTGATCGGCGATTGTTGTCCAAGCATATCCTCTATGCTCATCATTTAATGTAGGAACAAACTCACTGTCTACGGGAACGAGATAGGTGTGGTATTCAAATTGATTTTTTTCATTGGTAAACTTTTCTAACGGTATAACTTTTTCAACAGTTACACTACCAATCTCTTCAGATATTTCTCTAAGTAATGCAGTATGCGGAGATTCACCCTCTTCTACTCGACCACCAACTAAACCCCAATGACCAGCATGACGCTTATGATTGCGTAGTAAAAAAAGATATCTATGTGTTTGTTTACTGTATATTAAAGCACCACAGCCTATATAGCCAGACTCCACTCACCACCTCGATATAAACCTTCAACGCTCTTGACCCAGTCAGTGCCAGTCCAGCGATATTGAACACCAGTATTTGTGTTTGTTAGATACTCTGTATCTGTGTTATTACTTGAATCAAATACAACGACCCAGTTTGCGCCATCGTATTCTATAATGTCATTTGCATTTGCTACAACTTCGCCCCATACACTATAATTTTCATTACTGTCTGCACCGATGCTGTCCGTTAGTAAGTATCTTGTGCCAGTAGCAGGCGTTAGTATATTACTATCGACTGCAACATTAATAGGGTTAATAATAGCAGTAACAGCAGTTAATGTATTCAACGGAAGCGTATCTTCGGTCGGTGTAAACAATAGTATAGTTGGGTCTGTTGGATGGTATGCTATCTGTCCAATCAACTCGTTCCCTGTTTCAAGTTCTAATCTTATTTCTGTTGTACCTGTTACTAATGTACCATATACTTCGATAAGTGCCTGCCAAGTTTCCTTAGTAGGGGCAACTTTTGTTATAACACCTGATTCACTAACTACTTCCTGCGGTTTGACAAGTTTAAGTTGATTTCCAGTATAATAGATACCGTAATCCAATGGAGTAACCTTAACACGAGCAACAAGGTTACTTAATATAGTATCTTCACTGAATTCACCTTGTTCGTCGTATACACTAGCGATAAATTTTTGTATAACACCAAGTCTTTTAACCTTAGCTGGACT